CTCCACAACTTCTTCATGTTCTTCCTCCTCTTCCTCCTTTTCCTGTTCTTCCTCCTCTTCCTCCTTTTCCTGTTCTTCCTCCTCTTCCTCCTCTTCCTGTTCTTCATCATCTTCCTCCTCTTCCTCCTCTTCCTCCTCTTCCTGTTCTTCATCCTCTTCCTGTTCTTCCCGTTCTTCCTGTTCTTCATCATCTTCCTTTTCTTCCTCCTTATCTTCCTCATTATCTACCTGTTCATCCACAGCTGACACCTTTTCTTCCTTATCTTCCTCATCTTCCTCCTCTTCGCTGGCAGTGTCAATTGTTGCATACTCCCCAGCGTTTTGTGCTTTTAGAATACTTTTGTAAATATTATTATCAATTTCCTCATTTTCTTCATCACCTTTCTGCGAATCTTTCATTTCTTCGGCCGAAAAAATATCATCATCTACCTCATAGTTATTTAAATACATATCAATCGCTGTTTTTTTTTCTAATAAATTTTTTTTCTTTTTTTCTAAATTTTCTTCAACCTCTTTAATAATATCATTTTCATTAATATCGGTTCTTTCGCTTTTGGTGTCATCAACCACCAATTCAATATTGCTTTTATCAATATTTTTGCATTCTTTTTGTAAATTTACAGAAGCTTTTAATTTATTTTTAGTAAAAAATAATTCTGTATATTTTTTTGAAAGTGATGCCAAATTATCATTTAAAAAAACAACTTGTTTTTTATGAATATCAACCTCCTCTTTTAGATTTTGATTTTCTTCAACAATATTTTTAATAAATGGTAAATTTTTAATGAAATTTTCAAAATGTTCTTTGTCATTTTTATTTTTTTCAATAATGGAAACCAAATGTTTTTTTAAAACATCATTAATTTCATTCATTATAGTGGTTACGGATAATTCTTTAGACATTTATAGTAATAATTCAAGATTCCGTTTAATATTCTTTTTTTAAATATTTATTCAAAATATATGGACAAAGCAGATAATTATGAAAAATTTAAAGCATGTTTAAAGTTAGTCATGTCTCAAACAAATTATACCGAAGAAGAGGCTACTGATAAGTTAAAAAAATGGGATAATGATTTTATTAAAGTAATAAAAGAATATTTAAACCCCGAATTTGAAAAAAAGAAAAAAGAAAAAAGCGTATCATTGAATCAAAAAGTTATAGGCGAGATAAGAAAATTTAAAGATAAACAATGTTTGAATCACATAAAAGAAAAAAATAGCGAATATGAAATTAACAAACTATTGTATTTAAATAGCCTTAAAAGTAACACCACAGACCATGCAACAGCAACATACCATGCAACTGCAACAGACCACGCAACAGACCATGCAACAGACCATGCAACTGCAACAGACCATGCAACAGCAACAGACCATGCAACAGCAACAGACCATGCAACAGACGATAACAAAGTTAATATCGATATTTAAGTTGTATTAATTTTATAAATACACCTTAAAAAACATTAAAACTATTCTTTAAAATATCAGTTTTTGTTTTAAAAATTTCCTTACTTTTTAATTTATATTTATTACTTTTCTTTTTCTTGCTATCTAATAAATTGTTCATAATATTTGGTTCCTCGTTGTTTTCTTCATATATTTCCGGCATTATTTTAGATAAAGGTTTATCAACAACCATTATTAATCTATCATTCTTTAATAATTTTCTATATTCTTGTATTGATAAATTACCCATATATTTATCCAATGTATAATAAGGGCTCGGTGCAGGTTTAATGTTTTTTTCATAATTATACAGTTTTCCATAAATATTATTTAATAATGAATAACGATTCCATAAAGTTGAAGTATCTATCTTTTCATTTTTCAAATAAGATAATGCACATTCTGGACTACAAAAACAACCGTAAACTTCAATTGTATCATCAACCACATTTTTTGGTATATATATGGTTGGATTGTCGAAAAAACATGTGCACCAAAAACAATGACAAGACTTATCTGATATATTATCCAATTTTAGATTTTTTTTTAGATTATTTAATTTACCCCATAATTCTTTACTCTTGTTTTTTATTGGCGTTTTTTCCTTCTTTTCAATTATTATATTTTGTTTTTTATCGCTATTCTTTTTTGTTATTTCCTCATATTGCAAAATATTAATTTTATTATGATTAATGTTAAATGCTTCTGGTTCTTTAATTTCAGGATTATATTCTATCGATGTTATATTTTTATTATTATTATTATTTGAAGTTTTTAAATGTAATATAATATTTGGTTTATATTCCGTGTTTTTTTTCTTTGTTTCATTGACTTTTATTATTTTTCCACCCTTTGGTTTTCTACCGCGTTTTTTTGGTGGTCCTTTTTTTTCTATTGTTTTTTTTTTTGGCTTCCTTCCGCGTTTTTTTGGTGGCATATTATATTTATATCAAATACTTAATTATTTTAAATACTTTTAAAATATACTTTAAATTATTCACACTTTTTATTATAACATTTTCTACAAATAGAAATATAGTTATTGCTTGATACTAATGTCTGCTTTTTTTCATTTGTTATTCTATGTGTAAAAATTGATTCTTTGAAAAAACATTCTTTACAAATACCCTTCAACTTGACAATATCATCACATAATGGTATGATATCTAAAATACTCCCGAATTTTTTTCTTTTATAATCACCATCTAAACCACAAACATATACCTTTTTCTTTTTCTCATTCACTATCGTATCTACACAATCATATAAATCTTCAAAAAACTGACCTTCATTTATTAAAAAAACATCGTAATCATCTACTATTTCATTACCATAATCATCACCAAATATTTCACTCAAATTATTACAACTTTTACATTCTACTAGTTTATTATTATGCGTTGCCATTGTTGTATTATCTGTTCCATATCTATTATCCATTGAATGATTAATTATACAACATTTAAAGTTACACGATTTATGTTTATTATACTCTTTTATTATTTCAGTGGTTTTCCCAGCAAACATACAACCCAATATTATTTTTAAATATCCCGTTTCCAAATGAAATGCCATTTATTATTATACTAAAATTTAATATTTAAATAATATATTTTTAATATTTAAATATTAAATTTTAATATTTAAATATTAAATTTTAATATTTAAATATATGGATTGCAAGCCTTGGATTGAAAAATATAGACCAAAGGATTTTACCGAAATAGTATTAACAAAAAATAATAAACAATTATTAGAAAACATTATCGAAATTAAACATTTCCCCAATTTATTATTTTATGGACCACCTGGGACAGGTAAAACAACTACAATCATAAATTTAATAAAAAAATATCATAATTTATATAATAATAATCTTAAAGGTTTTAAAATACACCTCAATGCCTCTGATGACAGAGGTATAGATATTATTAGAAATCAAATAAATCAATTTGTAAATACCAATTCTCTTTTTGGAAATGGGTTGAAATTTGTAATTTTAGATGAGGTTGACTATATGACAAAAAACGCTCAACAAGCATTGAGATACTTAATACAGCAATATTCAAGCAATATTCGATTTTGTCTTATATGCAATTATATTAGTAAAATTGACAAATCATTACAAAACGAATTTATTAAATTATCTTTTTGCAACTTACCCAAAAGAAAAATAAATACCTTTTTAAAAAAAATTGTTGAATGTGAAAAACTAAAAATTAACAATAAACAATTATCAAATATTCAAATTAAATTTAATTCTGACATAAGAAGCATGATTAATTATATCCAAACTAATCATAATAATATTAAAATAAATAATATTATAATAAACAAAGATTGGGATGTATTTTGTAAATTATTTAATAACAAAGATTATAATAAACAAAAAATAATAAAATATATAAAAAAATATTGCAATAAAAATAATATTTCTACTAAAAGATTTATATCAAAGTTTATATCATACCATATTCTAAATAATAACATATTTTTAAACAAAAAATATTTGACCTTTTTTGAAATTATACAGCATAATATAAATATTTCAGAAAAATATATTTTAAATTTATTTGTTAATCAATTATGCGAATTATATAAATCTCTGTAATACATTTTCATTCTTATTTCTAATTTTTTTATAAATACATTCGGCGATTGTTTACTTGGGTTAAAATTACTCTGTTTTGATGAATATTCTTGAATTATATTATCCAACTCTGTATTTTCTATTTTTTTATTTCTATTCATATTTTTTATATTTTTCATATTTTTCATATTTTTCATATTTTTCATATTTTTCATATTTTTCATATTTTTTCTATTATTTGTGAGCATTTCGTCTTTTCTAAATTTTTTTTTGTAAAAAAAGGTTTTTTCCTCTTCCATTAAATATCAATTAGATAAAATTTTTATATATAAAATTTTATCTACATTTTTGGTAAAATAATTCCTAAATAATTATTAATAAAATTGATTTTTTAAATTAACTTAAAATAAATATTATAATTATTTTAGACTTAAAAGAAATGGCTTTGGATGCCGAATGGGATGATTTTATGATAAATGGTGATGATTCTGACTTTAATAATATAAATATTTTTCCAAATAAAAATTTTAAACCACATTTCAGTGACATTTATATATCAACGCAAACAAAGATAGGGTTTTTGGATGATATCGTGGATTTAGAAGATATTTTTTGGAAATTACCAATTATAGATTATAAAGAAGGAAAATCAGGAATTATAAAAAAAATAATTAAAATTAACTCGCAAACTGAAGAGGAAGTTATTAAATTAGAAGAAAATATAAAAAAAGAGAAAAATATTTCCTATGATATAATTAATCAAATCAATACGCAAACAGGTAATGTAAAAAAATTTAAAGATATTAGAAAAATAATATGTGGTATTTCTAAAAAAGATTTAATAAATTTTCGAAAAAAAAAGAAAAGCGCCTTTTATAATTGCTTTGCAGTAATTATAAGAATAAAGTATAATAATAAGTTTCATGAAATAAATATTAAACTTTTCAATACAGGAAAATTAGAAATACCCGGTATTCAAAATATTGAAACTTTAAATATTGCCATAAAAATTTTATTAGATATCATAGAAAATGTTTCTGGAAAAAAATATACATATTTAAAAAATAAAGTTGAAACTGTTCTCATTAATTCAAATTTTTCGTGCAATTTCTTTATTATTCGAAATAATTTATATAATATATTGAAATTTAAATATAATATTCATAGTTTATTTGATCCGTGTTCATATCCGGGTATACAATGTAAATTTTATTATAATAAAGATAATATTAAAAATAACGGCGTTTGTAATTGTGAAAAAAAATGCAATTTAAATAAAAAAAAGAAAAAATTAAATAAATGTAAAATAATTTCTTTCATGATTTTTCGAACAGGGAGTATTTTAATTGTTGGAAATTGTGACGAAGAAATAATCCATATTATCTATAAATTCATAGTAAATCTTTTAAAAAAAGAATTGTTTAATGATATAATTACAAAAAAAATAGATGTTAAAAAAAAGAAAAAGAAAAAATATAGAAAACGTATTATTAAATTTACTAACGACATTTAAAAATGTTAAAAATGTTAAAAATGTTATTTAAAAATTTTATTTATGAATTTTAAAGGGGATATGTCTGAATATTTTTCATAATATAATGATAATGAAATTATTTTTTTTTTATCTATTTTTTCTTTGTTTATTTTTTTTAAAAATAAATGCAAAATAGTAATTTTTTTATCAATGCTAAATTTTGAAAATATGAAAAAATTCAAAAATATTTCTATTTTTTCAATATTTTCTATTTTTATTTTGTTTATTTCATTTAATATTTTTATTATTGAAATCCTTATATCTTTTATCCTTTCTACTATTATTTTTTTTTCAGTAAATAATTTTTTTTCTACTATATATTTCTCAATTTTTGTAATAAAATTTATTTTATTGTTTAATATTTTGGAATTATCTTCATCTTTATCCTTAAAATGTTTTTTATACTCTTCGTTTATGTTGTAAATTGTTTTTTTATAAACAAATAAACAAGCATCCTTTGAATTTAATTGTAAATAAGAATTACTATCTTCGCCTATTTGACCTATAAATTCTGTATAATATAAATAACTTTTTCTTAAATGGAAACATGATAATTCTAAATTTTTTGTATATAATATTAAAGTTAAAAATATATTTTTCAACAAATCATATCCCCTGTTTATTATAAAATTATTATGAACCATGCTATTTATATTTATATTTTTTGTTATATGTGACAAATATTCATGCAATATTTTTACATATTCAAAAATAACATTTTCATTATCTAAAATTTTATTTTTATACAATTCTTTATTCATTAAATTCATTTTTTTTGATTCACTCATTTAAATATATAAATATTTAAACATAAATATTTAAACATAAATATTTACACATAAATATTTACACATAAATATTTAAACATAAATATTTACACATAAATATCTATAAATATCTATAAATATCTATAAACATCTATAAACATAAATATCTAACCTTTGTTCTTTGAATAAATAACTATTTAAAGAAATAAAAAGAAAAACACTATAATTAATATAATATGGCAGAAGAAAATGAATCTAATGTATCTACTTCATCGAATTATAGATTACCACAAGGTGTTACATTACAACATTGCGCTAAATTAGGTGTTGTTGAAGATAAACCAATCATGTTTGATTACTGGACTAGCTCTTGCGACAACGATGTCTTAATTGGTATTAGAGAAAATGGAGAAAAATTATTGGTTAAAAGTGCCGATGAATATACCAGTCCTATTTCTAAAATATATAAAGTTGAAACCGAATACATCATTATTACTGAAAATTCAATCTATATCGTTTCTGCAGATATTGAAACAAAACGTGTATCATAATTTAAATTTTTTTACAAATTTAAATTATAAAATATCTCTTAACTTTTTCCGTTGTTCTCCAGAGAGATTTTTCGGAAAATTTACATGAAAAACCACAATTAGTTTACCAACCTGGTCCCCCCTTACCATACCCATGTTTTCTATAACACTTTTATATCCCGGATTTATAACCTTGCCATTGGTATTATTTATTGTATATGTTTTCCCATTTAAATGAGTAACATCAAATTTAAAACCAACTAGAGAATCTTTCAATGTTATATCCTTATTTACAACTAGATTTAAACCATGTCTATCCATTACTTTGTGATTATCTATCTTAATAAAAATTTTTATATCGCCCTGCATACCATGTTCATTTATATTCCCTTTCCCTTCTACAATAATAATTTCATTTGAATCGATTCCTTTATAAATATCAACATAAATTGTCTCATTCTCCGTTTTTTTCATATTATTCAATATAATCCATCTTTCTATCTCTAAAGGGTATTTCACCCCATTATATGCATCCGTTAATGGTATAGTTATTGTTTTTGATATCGCTGCCGGTTTCATCGTTTTTCTAAAAACTGGTTTCCCGTTTCTAAATATATGTATATTTGGATGACCATTCATACCACCCGGACCGGCAAATCCAGACATTCTTCCAATGTCAACCGGTCCCCCTCCAAAAAACATCTTAAAAAAATCTGGCATTTCACCACCCATTTCACCACCCATTTCATCACTGCTAAAAATATTATTACCATTAAAAAAAGGACTCCTTGATTTCATATCATAATCATTTTTTTTTATTTCATCTCCTAATATTTCATATGCCCTGTTTATCTTTTTAAATTCCTCTGCGTTGCCGCCTCTATCGGGGTGATGTTTCATTGAAGCTTTCCTATATGCCTTTTTTATTTCTTCGTGTGATGAATTTTTATCAACGTTCAAAATTTTATATAAGTCCATTTATATTTATTTACTATTGAGATAAACTTAAATATAAATTAACGAAATTAATTAATATGAATAATATATCTTTCTTAAAAAAATATCAACCAAAATATTATAAAGATTTTTATATTAAAAAAGATTATATTAACCTATTAGAAACATTACAACAAATGGATAACCTAAATATATTATTTATAGGTAGAAAGGGGGTCGGCAAAACATCGCTTATTTTAGCATCCATTAGAGAATATTATAAATGCGATTTAATACCAAAAAACGATGTATTATTTATTAATAGTTTAAAAGAACAGGGAATCCAATACTATAGAAATAATTTAAAAACATTTTGCCAAACACAATGTTCCATACCAAAGAAAAAAAAATTTATAATTCTTGATGACTTCGATTTTATTAATGAACAAAGTCAACAAGTTTTTAGAAATTACATAGATAAATATAGCCACAAAGTTAATTTTTTAATCTCATGCAAAAATAATCAAAAAGTAATCGACAATATTCAATCTAGAACAATTATTATAAAACTTAATCCAATTCAAAAAACAAAATTTAAGATTTTATTTAATAAAATTAAAAAAAATGAAAAAATAAAAATTACAGATAAAGCTGAAAACTTCCTATTTCGCATCTGCTCTTATTCTATCAGCCAACTACTAAATAATATGGAAAAATTCAAATTATATAACGAAGAAATAAATATTGAAAATGTTAAAAATATATGTACCAATATCAGCTTTTTTTCATTTGAAAATTACACCAAAGCCTGCTTAAATAAAAATTATGTAGATTCAATCAAAATCATTTTTGATATTTATAATAAAGGTTATTCTGTATTAGATATTTTAGATAATTATTTTCACTTTATTAAAATTACCGATTTCATCGATGAAGAAAAAAAATATAAAGTTATAAAATTAATCTGCAAATATATTGAAATTTTCTACACATTTCATGAAAATGAGATTGAATTAGCATTTTTTACAAATAATTTAATTAATAACTTAACTTAAAAATATTCTAAATATTATATATTATATGAGTCAAGTTTTTAAAAAAAATATAAATAAAGATATAATCATTCAATTTTTTAAAAAATTCTGCCAAAATGAAAAAAAAAAGGAATTTATCTTTTCTCCTATTGCATTTAAAAAGGCTGAATATAATAATGAAATTGAAAACTTAATAGAAAATCTAAAAGAACATTATCATAAATCTAAACAATTTTACTTAAATAGACAAATGACCTATAAAAACTTTCTCACAATTTTAAGGCAAGTTTGCAATCATCTTTGCATCCCATATACATCTAAAATTTTATACAATAAATCAAAATACAACATCATATATATTATTTTTTTAGATGGTCTCGATGAAACAAATGTTGTCGATATCTCCGATAACACCCTATAAAAATTAAAAAATAATTATTTTTTTAATTTTTTTAATTTTTTTAATTTTTTTAATTTGAATAACTCAAAGTAAACATTTTTGACAATATGGTGTTTCCTGACAATATTTGCACCTTATTAGAACGCACAAACCATTCGTAATTCCGCCTTTTTAATAATTCTTCTTTTGGTAAATATATACCAAACATATCAGAATCAAAATCAATATGACTCTCTTTCAATAAATCATCCAATAATATTACATACCCCTTTTGTGTTTTTGTCCCAAGTAAATTTCCGGGAACAACACTCATTACCCCAGAATTAACATTTTTAAACAAATTTCTATCTAAATTACCCTCGAAATCAGCAGCAGCGCTATTATCAGTCGATAAAGATACTTCCAAATAATTACACAAATCCTTCATTGTTTTATTATTCTTCTCACAGCCTACCAATTTATGAGACGGAAATAATCTTTTCTTTTCTGATGTATTGTTTCTTGTAACAAATTCTCCAACATAACAACCCTTTTTACCTAAATACTCCTTATGATATGGTAATAAATCCCTCATCATTAAAAAACTATTGGGAACAACCACACCACCATATTTATGCAATAATCTAAATAACCCCAATTGTCTTGTTCGCGTTTTTATAGGTTCCGGTAATTTATCCAAATTTATTGACCAATTTGACAACAATTTATGAAGACTATCGTCATTTATCAAACATATATTAAAACTTTCCCCACACCATTTAACAATAGTCTCCACACACATATTAATATATGGTTGGTTTAATTTATTATTATTTCTTGAATAAAAACTTGACCAATATCTCGCATTTGTATCGTGCTCGGTATGCACCCACATTATGGGTTTATCACTACCTTCACCATTTAACAAATGCTTTTGAACTAAATTAAATTGTATGTTATCTTCCCCGGGATCATATTTATCTTTGTATTTATCATATAATATACCCACTGCAGTTATTACAACAAATGCTCCTAATAATTTTTGAAATCTCATTTATATTATAAAAACATTTTATTTCATTATTTCAACAATTGTAAGTTCTTCCACCATAGCTTATTCCTTTCCTCGTTTTTCTTATCCTCCATTAACATATTATATGCCCTGTTTGCACCTAATTTTTCATTAGTATTTTCTCTGTTATGTAATATTTTTTTTGACTCCACTTTATTTAAAACTGCACCCTTCGTCTTTTCTCTATATCTTAAATATTGCTCAACGTTATCAAACCTCTTTTTATTTGTGAAATCTTCTTCTGTTACCGGGACAACCGTTTCAACATGCGCTTTTTTTAAATCTTCATATTTTAATTTACTAAATATATCTGACGAATATGAATAATCTGCATCTGTCTTATCTATAAAATCACCACTACCCCTGTATGACAAATCCCTAACTTCCTTGTTAATCACCAATTCTCGGCTTTCTTTCTTTTTTTTTTTAAATATTTCATTAAACTCATTCATATTTTTTGCCTTTTTATTCATTAAATCTCTCTCCGATTTTAACCATTCACCATACCCATTCGTTTTTTTATCTTCATGCGATAATTCAAACATTTTATTAAACCAATTACTAAAATCATCTCTAGATTTTCCCTTTAATGTTTGTTTTAACAATGTAGGATTTTTTTCAACACCAACATCGTTCACATCATAATCTATATTTGTTACTTGCTTTTTTGTTTTATTTTTAAATTTATATACTTTATATAACATATTGTAAGCTTTACTAAAAAATATAAACACATCTTTATTATATCCACTTTTATCTGGATGTGTTTTTAAAGAAATTCTTTTTGCATGTTTCATCTCTTCCTCCCCAAAATCATGTTTTATATTAAACAAATTCAATATATCATTCAAACTATAATTATTTATATCTAAATCCAACGATTCCATTTGTGTTTTAAATATTTTTAATATTTTAATTTTATATATATATATGCAAAATTTAAATAATAATCAACCAAATCAACCACCAAATCAACAACTAAATCAACCACCAAATCAACAACTAAACCAACCACCAAATCAACAAAATAAAGAAAAAATGGAAAAAGATTACAAACAAATGCAGAAAGAAGAAGATAAAAAAAGAAAAAAATTACAAGAAAAAATGGAATTGAAAAATACAATTAATTCATATAGAAGTATTAGACAACTTGGTAAGGAAAAATATCCAGTTGAAATTCATTACAGTAAACTTTTAATTGACGAAAAGAAAAAGAAAAAAGAAAAGATTGGTATTTTATTCACACAAAAGTCGGAGTCCAAAATGAATTTTATTGAAAATATTAAAGAAAAATTCTCCATTGATGAAAATCTATTCATTTCTACTGATTATGATATTGAAACTTTAGAAGAAGAAGATAGCATTGAATCCAATATGGTTAAAGAAGAAAAAGAAGCCAAAGAAAAAAAAAAAATAAAGCCTAAAAAAATGTTTAAAAGTGCAACATTTGAAACAATGATTGAATCATTCAAAAATTCAAATATACCAGAAAAATATCATAAGCTTTTATCTGTCCTTAATTTAAGTTATCAAGATTATAATAATTTTAATAAAATATACAATTTCGAAATAAAAAATGAAAGTGAAAGTGAAATGTTTGCTAAAATGGTAGAATATATTGAAGAAACATTGGCTCAAAAAATACCCAATATAAAAAAAATTGTTAATCTAAATACATTTTTAAAAAAATATTTAGATTCTTTCAAAAAAATAGTAAATTTCTCAATAGAAAAAAATATTGTTATTGTCCCTGATAATATGGCACTCTTTATATTATTCCACAATCTTGTTATTGAGAAATCCTTTTGGATGTTAATACCAGAAAAAAATAGAGAATTTTTACTTTTTCTAATAGAGAGAATTTTAGAAATCGTTGATGAAAGAAACAGCGAAATTAAATATTATATTACACAAAAAGACGAGGATGATTCAAATAAAAATTTTGAAGGCGCCATTAAAAACATTCTTAAAGAATATATTGGAAATTTAGATGACGGATATATAAAAAATTTTATTGGTAATAATAATTTAGATGAGGAAGAAGGGCTAATTAAAAATTATGAATTAAAAATTATCCCAGATAGAAAATATTACGAGGAAAAATCTTTCAGTCTAAAATGGGAAAAAATTTCAACAAGCGAAAAAATAAAAATTTTCAATCTTTTTTCCGATTTAAACGATAAAGAAAATTTAATCATTTTGCTTATTTCAACTGGTTCCAAAGGAGTAATACAATACTTATTAATTTCATCACTATTAATTATACATAATCAAAAAAATGACAAAAAATTTTCAAAATTTTTAACAAATAAACAAATAAATGGTTATTCTCTAATTCAAAGCATTTCTAATGATTTTAAAGAAAAAATATTTGTCACCACTGGTGATTTTGAAAGTAAAACCAAAAACCCATATCAACGATTTTTGGAATTCATTTGGGCAGAATATCAAACTATTCACGCCAAAACTAAAAAAGAATTAAAAAAAGAAAAGAAAGAAAAAAAAGAAGCTGTTCAAAAACATTATGAAAACATTAGGCTTAAAAAAGCTATGCAACAAGAAGCTAATTATAACATTAAACAAAAAGGTAAATTAAAAACTTAACAATATGTTAATACTTTCTCAAAAAAATTTTTTATTTCATTATCATTCGACGTTTGATATATTTCACATGGGTCTCCATTAATATACGCTATTAAAGTTGGAACCACGTTTATTCTTAAATAATTTTTTACATCGCTTCCCGAGTCAGCATCCACCATCACCATCTTTACCTTTTCCGGCATCTGATTAAAATAATTTGCAACTGTTGGTGCACATCTCTTACATGGACTACACCACGTAGCCCCTATCTTAACTATTACAAATTTATTATTTTTAACATACCTCTTAAAATCATCTCTTTTACTTATTATAATTTTTTCTCCTGGCATTTATATAAAATAATATAATAATTTTATATAATAATTTTATATAATAATTTTAACATTTTTTTACTATTCCGCATATGTCGCTTAAATTATCGTCCAAAAAACATATATGTGATTCCCAGAAATATTTACAAAACGCCCATTTAATATCAATATTTGTATTCTTTTCTATCTTATATTTTCTCACTGGTTCGCGCAATTTCTTTTCTAATAAATACAATGAATTTTCAGGCAACACATATGCCAATTGTTCGGCACTTGATATATTGTCTTCATTTTTTTCTACCATTACCACATCCCATAAAGGGACATATTTTAACAAATCAATAAACAATGGTGGATAATGATATTTATATTTCCATTTCCAATTATAACAACCACTTGAATAATACTTCATATTCCATTCCAACCCTTCCAAATAATTCATACAGATTTTTTCCAAATTTTCTTCATTTCTTTCTGTCTCAAATAATTCTTTATAATACCTGTTTTCCCAATATTCGCCATATGGATTTATATACATCTCAATGTCCCTATTATTTATAGGTATCATTGAGATTTCCCTATCTAACATCTTATCTTTATCAATTTTCATATTCTTTTGGTGTTTTTGTATCCTATTTCTAATACTATATTCTTTCTTCAAATTATCCAATTCCATTTTTGATAATTTGTCCAACATTTCCCTCAAATTTTTCCAACATATCTTCTCATTATCCTCCAACAATCGCAAATTTTTATTCCCCAAAATCGTCCTATATAATTTCAATATCATCTGTATCCCAAATGTTCTAATATTTAATGATGGGAAATGCGGCATAAAATCATTTCCCATAAACATCATTAAAAATACATAATCTTTTATTAATATTTCCTTGTTTTTCAAACCTTCAAAATCATCAAACATCTCCACCAATATCAAATTCATCAATTCATAAATATCCATCAAATATAAAGCCGAATTATCTATATTGGCATTTATATTTGACGCAAATTCAGGAGTCTCTCTAAATAAATATATATCTTTTGAATATGATAAATGGTTTAAACAAAGAATTATTAAATCGGCATCCAAACCATAAATTACATGTCTTTCTTTATTATTATTATTTCTTATTAGTTGGAAAATTTTATGCTCTCCTTCACCTCTTTCTCCTGAACCAGAAACAATTATTTTGTCTACACCGTATATTTTTTCCCTATCTCTAAAAAATTCTTTTATTTTTTCATCTAACTTTTTCATGAAATTTGTTCCGGGTGTTATAGATGTTTTGTCAAAGCAAAATTTTTCTTTTCTTTCTATATCACAATCTTCATATAAATCATCCAATAACATTTCCATAAATTTCGATTTATATCTTCTTTCCTTTTGTTGTTTTAATTTTGCAACTGGTGCTATACCATCAAAACTTATATACACCAACTTTTTTGGATTTATATTTTTTATATATTCATCTATCTTTATACAAACCTCTTTTATTAAATCATCCTCATTAATATCTTTATTTAAACAATCGTAAATTATTGAATTTGAATCTAAATAAAAATTATCGACGTTTTTATTAAAACTATTCAAATTTTTCAATAATTTATTATAATTTTTAATTAAATAACTGTAATAACTCGGTATTCCCATATTTACATTAATATAATCGAATATTTTTAATCTATTTTCGTAAAATAATATTATTTTATCGTTGAAAAAATTATTTTCAACCTTTTTTTTTATTTTGTTTAAAAAAAATAATTAAAATCGAAATATATTTTAGGAATAATATGACAAATATTAATTCGAAGGTTAATTCAAAAATTAATTCAAAGGTTAATTCAAAAATTAATTCAAAGGTTTATCAGAAAAAAACATTATCGTTTAAAAAAACTATGGAAAAAGTTAATTATTTTTATAATGTAATTTCAGATACTATTATTTGGATTGAAAAATATAAAACATATGACATAATAAATTCTAGCGATTTAAATGTATCTATACAAAATCTAGAAAATATTTATAAAGACCTAATCTTAATTAATACTAATTTAAATACTAGTAAGAAAAGTTCTGAACAAATCGTATCTAAATTACAAAAAATTAATGACGAAATTTCAATGATTTTTAAATCTTTCGGAACTAAAAATATTGAATACATCTTAAATATTTGTTATGGTAATAATTACTTGAAAAATATTATCAATGATAGCAACTACAGTAAATTTGAATTGATTTTAAAATATGCACATCCCGTAAGCTATAAAGTTATGCAATGGAAAAATAAACCAAAAAAAATAAATAATAATGAAAAAATATTGAAAAACAAGATTATTGAAGATTTTATGATTATCGAAATAGGACAAAACCTAGATTGTTATGACTTATGTAGAACCACAAATAACTTTTACACAAAAGTCTTCGGTGTAAAAATCGTTTTCCAAAATCCAGAAAAAAAAAATACAATCATTATAAATGCAATTATTGATGAAATTTTACTAACTTGTTTAAAAAATGATTATATTGAACAAAGACAACAAGAATGTCTACTTAATGCCCCAAAAGACCCCGAGTTTAAAAACAATAATTTCATTTCATTTATAAACCATTTAAGCATTAAAGAATGGATAATATATAATCATAATGAACTTTACAATAGGTTTGTTGGCTATAATAATCAAGCGCATTTGATAAAACAGAAAACAATATCACAAGTAGTTAAAGAATTTATCAACAATGACCTTTTTAATCAAAGGAAGACACTTACGATATTACTTTTACAAAAAGATGATAACGAGTTTCAATATCTTGCTTATCTTTTATATGATTTATTGTCAAATGAAAACAATGGCAATATAGACACCTTTGAACAAACTCTTTTATTCGATAGTCTCTCCTGGGAAATAAAAAAATCTTTTCGTTATGCTATGAAAAATACAATTAAATATACCAAAAATCTCTCCAGTTTTGATAATTCAAAGATACCCATCGAACAACAAATTTGTTTGTTAAAAGCTTCAGATGAAATAAAGGAAAAAGCCATGATAAAATTAAAAGAAGTAAAAGCTAAATCAGAAGATTCTGGGTCTAAAGCTAGACAGTATCTTGAAGGATTATTAAAAATACCTTTTGGTATCTATAAAAAAGAAAATATATTAGAATTAGCCAATACCAATTCCGAAATAATCATCCAAATCAATAAAAAAATAAACGAAACTAATTTTTCTTTTGATTGGAAAGAAAAAAAAATATATACTAATCAAGAAATTTCAAATATTATAAAGTCTATCGACACCAAAATATTATCAAAAATTAATAAACATAATATTAAAATTATTATTAAAACCTTGACTGACGGTAAAAAATACAAGCTAATATCCAATATCTGCCAAATTAACTCCATTATTAAAAACTGTAAATTAAAATACAAGAAATTATGTCATTCTGGGAAAAAAAACAATTACATGAAAAATGCTATCATTGAAACAATTAATAAATTTAAAGATAATGAATCATTCATTCACGAACTATTAAAATATAAAAATAAAAATAATATCATTGATGACACCTTTTTTAGAAAAAATATTGTGGAATTGCAAAATAATAAAAATACTATAAACGATAATTTAAAAAATATTAATGAGACATTGGAAAATTCTGTTTATGGACATCTCGATGCAAAAAGACAATTGGAGAGAATTATTGGTCAATGGATTACAGGAAAACAATCAGGTTATTGCTTTGGATTTGAAGGTTCCCCAGGTGTTGGAAAAACGTCTCTCGCAAAAAACGGTTTAGCACACTGTCTAAAAGATAACAATGGTAATTCCAGACCATTCTCATTTATAGCACTCGGTGGCTCAAGCAATGGCAGCACACTCGCTGGACATAATTATACTTATGTCGGTTCAACGTGGGGAAGGATTGTTGACATACTCATGGATAAGAAATGCATGAATCCAATAATATTTATAGATGAGCTTGATAAAGTTTCCAGGACAGAACATGGTAAAGAAATAATTGGTATTTTAACGCATCTCATTGACCCTACGCAAAACATGGCATTTCAAGATAAATATTTTAATGGAGTAGATTTAGATATGAGCAAAGTATTATTTGTGTTTTCTTATAATGATGTTAGCGCCATTGATAAAATATTACTTGATAGAATTCATAGAATTAAATTTAATCACCTAACTTTAAAAGATAAAATCGAAATTGTTAACAAATTTATATTACCCGAAATTTATGAAAATATTGGTATTGAAAATATCATTGAATTTGAAAACGATATCATTGAATTTATAATTGATAATTATACAAGAGAAGCTGGTGTTAGAAAATTAAAAGAAATCATTTTTGAAATTGTCAGTGAAATTAATTTAAATTTATTGAAAGAAACCGAAAAATATACATTGCCTATTAAAATAACTAAAATAGATATCGAAAAAATATATCTTAAAAATAGAACTAAAATAAATTACACTATTATTCATGATGCACCAAGGGTTGGTGTAATCAATGGTTTATGGGCTAATGCACATGGTATGGGTGGTGTAATACCCATACAAACTTTTTACTACCCGTCGAATAATTTACTCGAACTAAAATTAACGGGTATGCAAGGCGATGTCATGAAAGAAAGCATGAATGTCGCAAAAACACTTGCCTGGAACTTATCTCCTGCGAAAAATAAAAAACCGCTCATTGATAAAAAAAATAACGAAAAAGGTCTTCATATTCATTGTCCTGAAGGCGCGGTTCCCAAAGACGGTCCTTCTGCTGGAACTGCCATAACCATAACTATATTTAGTCTTATTAACAAAAAAAAAATTAAAAATGATATTGCTATTACTGGTGAAATTAACTTACAAGGTATGGTAACTGAAATTGGCGGTTTAGAACTTAAAATTTTAGGCGGCATTCGAGCCGGTGTCAAAACATTCATTTATCCAAAATCAAATAAAAAAGATTTCGACAAATTTTTAGAAAAATACCCAAACATTGACCTTTCAAACATAACTTTCCATCATGTTTCAAAAATAGAAGAAGTACTCAAATTAGTCTTCATTTAATGATATTTTATATAAATTTTTTAAAATTTATATAAAATATATATAAAATATTGGTTATGATATTTTATATAAATTTTTTAAAATTTATATAAAATATATATATATATAATGCCAGCCCCTTTTAATCCTAAAAATGTTATAGTATTTGCCTCAACTGTATCGCCCATTTTTATTACCTTTTTTTTAATCATGGATGGTGCATTAAATGGTAATGTCAAATTTATTGTATATTTAATTGGTTTGTTTCTAGCAATTATACTTGGTATATTATTGCGCGGTGGCGGTGATATGAATTTAGAAGGCCAATCTATCGCCGAAAAAACCGCTGAATTAGATAATTATGTGAAAAAATGCATGACATTTGATGGGCCTTTCAATGCTTCATACTCAATGAGAAAAGGACCAAGCTCCCACGCAGTATTTCATTCATTTACAATTTTATATATGTTACAGGGCATCATTGCAAACCCCAATGATGTAGGATGGCCGTTTGTTTTATCACTTGTTATTATTGGTGCTATTGACTTATTTGTAAGACATGGTAATAAATGCAATACAGTTGGCGATGTCATAAAAGGTATAGCTTTAGGTGTTTTTATAAGTATTCTTTATTGGCAATTAATTTCTAACACTAGTTTTCCGGGTATTGAATATTTATATTTTACAAAAGAAAACACTATGAAAAAATGCAAATTGTCAAAAACAAAATTCGTTTGCAAACGTGGTGATGATAAAGAAATTATAATTAACCAATAAAAATACAGTTAATATAATTAGTTAATATAATTAGTTAATATAATTAGTTAATAAAATGACAAATATTTGATTTCATAAATTTATCTAAATCATCCTTTATCTTATTTTTTATCCATCCCGAAAAATGCCTAGAAACATAATCTTGTTTGAAAAATTCTTGGCAAAAAAATTGATACGCTTTACTGATTGTTATTCTTTTATATTGTTCCAAAATTATTATATTCATCTCCTGTTTTTTTAACCTTTTATTTACATCATTATGAAAATTAAATAAAAACATCTTCATCAAATCCCTAGTAACCATCCTATCTATTTTGTGTTTTTTTATATAATTATTTGCATGTTCTTTACATATTGGACAAGGTAAATTATTACATATAATTTTATATATTTCTATAATTTTTTCATTATTTTTACTGTAAAAATTTTCCGTTATCTTTTCTATAAAAGTATGAAAAAAATACCATGTTGGTTCGCCCCATCTTTTTGACATTTATAATTGATATAAAGATAGATTTTTATTTATTTTTATAAACATGGATTTTAAACAATTATTGCAAAATGAATTAAATATAGAAAATAATACTAAAAATGATATTGAAAAAAAAATTTGCCACATTACATTTGAAAAGTTAAATGACGACTATCTTATACTTGACTGTAAACACACGTTTAATTATGATGCTATTTTCAAAGAAGTTTGTATACAAAAAACAATTGTCAATAGAAAAGAAACACAAAAGTTATCAAAATATTGCATAAAATGCCCCTATTGTCGTTTTGTTCAAAATGGCATTTTACCACAAAGAGACGGCTATCAATTAATACAAAGAGTAAATGCCCCTAAATGCCACGCAATGAAAATGAAAAAGTTTCAATGCAAATATGTCTTTTCTTCAGGAAAAAAGAAAGGCAAACCCTGCAATAAATACTCCGAATTTGAATATTGCTCACAACATCAAAAAATCATAGAAAAAAGAAAGGCTAAACTACAAAAATCGCAACCTGCACCTGGACCTGCACCTGGACCTGCACCATCAGCCCCTGCACCATCAGTCCCTGCGCCATCAGTCCCTGCGCCATCAGCCCCCGCGCC